CGTTATCTTCATTTTTGTTAAACGACACAACCACCTGATTTTTAATTATATCTTCGTGGTTATTGTCCCGCAACCAAGTGAACGCTTCCGGCTTCTTGGCTTCAGTAATATGCACATGCAAGTCATCATTTATGGTTATATCAACACCATTAGCCGTGGTTAATGACTGCATGCCCAATTCGTCCATGGCATCGGGCACTAATTCCCTTGCATATTTACGATGCGCGGCCTTGATACTTTTTAATGTATCCGCTGCCAATTCTTCTAAATCACGCAACTGTACCAGCCGCTCACACAGCTCCCGTAACTCCTGTGACTCATGTTCGGTTAGATTACTAAAACCTTCCATGACCTCAGCCAGTGAGGTTTTTGCTAATTCAAGGTCAGACACTATCTTCTCCTTTCTCATGTAAATCCCACTTTATGGGGTAGTATTGCTTTTCCTGGCGGTCCCATTTCAAAAATTGAATACGGCCACGGTTGTAGTCGCCTGCAACCGCAGTAGCCATACCAATGGCGGCGGGGTCACCTATCAAAAGTAGGAAATCTTCATCACAATATCCGCGCAGCTTACGTTTCAAACGATGTAGCGTGGGGGCCGCACTAAAGGTAACTTGCCCCCTAGGAAGCAGGTACACAATGTCGCCATAATCACGTGCAGGAAGAATATTTTGCCCAGGGGCTTCTTCTTGAACAGCGTACACGGTCATATATTTACCTTTCTTCTTTCTACTGCGCTTATGCGCTATACCCATGTACCCTATTGGCATGGTGGAAACAAGCCTAAAGTAATCTGAGTAGAAAAACGTTAGTAAACTGCGGAAAACGCGCGCGCGCAGTTTAGAAGCCTACGCTACCATGTAAACTTCTAATAACCATCTAATAGGGGTTAACCTCTTATAAACATTGAGCTATTAGCAAACCCTATTAGAGTATTGGCCTATTAGAGCACTTGGATGGAACACCCTATACTTCGAACTGTTCAAACTAACTATAGGGCTTGTCCACTACCTTTATACAGGGTAAAATATTTATAGAAAGGAGACAAGCGTGGAAGAATTAATTTATCCGTTCAAAACAAAGCCGTATGATCACCAACGTACAGCTTTGAATAAGTCGTGGGAACGTAAAGAATACGCCTTGTTCATGGAAATGGGCACAGGTAAATCTAAAGTATTGATCGATAATATAGCTGTATTGTACGATCGTGGTTACATCAACGCAGCTTTAATTATTGCGCCCAAGGGAGTTTATCGTAATTGGGAACTGAATGAACTCCCAGCCCACTTGCCAAATCACATATTAGCTAACATGGTGGTGTGGAATCCCACCAACACCAAAACGCAGCAAAGGATACTAGATACACTATTTGAATACCCCAACGAAGACCTTAAAATTCTTTTAATGAATGTTGAAGCACTCAGCACTAGGAAAGGCACAGCGTTTGCTGGGAAGTTTTTGACCGCCCACAAGACCCTTATGGCCGTTGACGAAAGCACCACCATTAAGAACCCAAAGGCCAAGCGAACCAAAAGCATATTGAAACTGAGCCTTTTAGCCGAATACAGGCGAATATTAACAGGGTCGCCCGTTACCAAATCACCGCTTGATTTGTACGCACAGTGCGAATTCCTCGACCCTGTGTATCTAGGGTATTCATCATACTTCTCATTCCGCTCACGGTACGCCATCATACAGCAGCGGTCAGTTGCCACGCACTCATTTCAACAAGTTGTGGGGTACCAGAACCTTGAAGAACTAAACAAGACCCTGAATAAATTCAGCTATAGGGTGCTCAAGGAACATTGTTTAGACCTACCGGAAAAAGTCTACACACGCCGCACCATACAACTGACCAAGGAACAACAGGAGGTATACGACAATCTTAAAAAATGGGCCATTGCAACCTTAGAAGACGGTGACATAACAACCTCAAATGTAATCACCCAACTATTGCGACTACAGCAAGTAACGTGCGGCTATGCTAAGTTTGACGACGGCACATTCAAAGAACTGCCCAGCAACCGCATAGATGAACTGCTTGCCGTCTTAGAGGAAACCAGCGGCAAAGCCATAATCTGGGCCAATTATATTTACGATATAAAGCAAATCAGCAAAGCCTTGGGAAAGACATATGGCAGTGATAGTTATGGAACATATTTTGGCGAAACATCCGACGATGACCGGCAACGTCTTATTGCTAATTTTCAAGACCCAGACCACCCCTGTCGCTTCTTTGTAGGTCAGGTTCGCACCGGGGGCTATGGCATCACGCTTACGCAAGCGGCTACCGTGGTGTACTATTCCAACTCATATGACCTCGAGGTCCGTATGCAGTCCGAGGATCGGGCACACCGCATAGGTCAGGTGAATAGGGTAACCTATGTTGATATTCTGGCTGAGAAGACCGTCGACGAAAAGATTGTCCAGGCGCTAAGAAAGAAGATAAACCTAGCCTCAGCCGTTATGGGTGAAGCATGGCGCGAGTGGCTTGTTTAAGCCTCACGCACTATGTCAGCTAATTCTATAGCACGGTTGCCTACCTGATCAGCCCAGTTGCTATCCAGCATTTCGTCGGCTGCACGGTTGTATTCTCTACGCTCCAAGGCGTCCAGCATATTGCGAAATTTACGCAGGGTAGGCATCCCCAAGTTGAAGTGCATATTGACAAGCACCCCCTGCACCTGTTTTGGTAGCTCTTCAAACCAGGGGAAATTATTAACCAATTCCTCAATAGAAAGGTTTATATCATTTTGCAACAGGTAATCTATCTCATCGTCGCTTAACCCACGGCCACTCTTTTCATCAATGTTGCGGCCCGCACCTATGGTCCAATAACCTGCGGGACATTTATAGGCGTACTGGCGTACTCCTTCGTGGCGCTTTAACGTTTCAGTTATTTCTTCATTTGTAACGGTCATATCATTTACTTTCTTAATAAAGGGTTGTCTAACGCATCCCGTAGCTTCTTATCCTGTCGCTTTTCGAACACATTCAACTTGGCGTCAATTCCATTAATCTTGGCGTCAAACCGACCGGACGCTGACTCCGTAATATCACGGATGTTCTTCTCGGACTGACGTGCAGTAGAGGCGACTCGACTGACCTTAGCATCAAATCGTTCGTTCGCGCTGGCTGCAATATCTCGCATGTTCTTTTCAGCCTGTCTCATCACTGCACGGGTTTCCGTATTAATAGCGCGGGAGCGCTTATCGACCGCAGAAATGGCGTTTTCGAGGGATGAGGCATCGGATCGCAAGTCCTGCCGTGTATCCCGCACAATATTCTGCACTTCCAATACTCGATTTCGAACAGAAGCCATTTCCTTAGTCACAGCCGCCATGGTTTTGTCCATAACTGCCAGCTTTTTATCAAACTCTGATAGGTCCGGAGCCGTGTAGGAAGAAATCTTTTTGCGCATATCCATGTAGTCTTTGTAAAACTCAAACCCCGCCCAGAGACCGCCGCCCAAAGTCCCAAGCAAGGGCAATATAAACAGGAGCTTGCTGCCCCCTACCTTTATCCCTTTATATTCTACTTCGGCCATTACTGTTTCCACTGACTCTCAATGAGTGCGGCATGGACACCGTTTGCCTGCCCAAACATTCGATAGTTCGTCAAACGGTCAATCATGGAGGGGCCATCGGCCAATTTGGCATCGGTATAGGCTGTAATGTCAGTTAACGAGGTTGGCTGTTTTAACAGCGCCGCTGTTTCGCCAATCAGGGTCATTGCAACTAGTGTTACAACCTGAGCTGAGTCTCCATACCGTTGACTTGGGGCAATATTATCCACAACAGTCTGCGCGGCCACGGCAGGGGTCATCCTCTTTGCTTTGGCTTTTGGCGCTGCTTTTGCCACGGCCTTCGGGGTTTCCTTGGCCACTGGGGCGGGGGTATCCGTAGGCTCGGCCTCCTGCGTCTCAGTCTCTGGTTCTGGCTCAGCCTCCGGCTCTGTAGTTGGCGCTGCTTCGGCCTGGGCCTCTGGTTCTGCTTGTGTTTCTGGTTCTGCCTGGGCCTCAGCTTGCGCTTCGGGTTCCGGTTGCGCTTCTGCCTGCACTTCTGGCTCGGCCTGCGCTTCGGGTTGGGCCTGTACCTCTGGCGCTGGTTCCGGTTGAGACTGGGCCTGCACCTCGGCAATTTGCGCCTCGGCCTGCGTGTTCTGGACCTGCTGAGTTTCAGTGGGTGGCGGGGCAATCGGGGCAATCACAGGTTCAACGGACGCTGTCGGCGCGGCAAAATCAGTCGGTGCAGTCGCGGTTTCAGCAACAGGCGGCGATGAGAATGTAGGCAGCGCAGGCAGCGTGGGCGTAACCTCAATAGGTGCCACGGTAGCGGTAAGGGGA